TTCGTCTGTATGGTAATCCTTTTCACAACTTGCTGCAAAGTACACTTTATTATTGTATTGCATAGTTTGAGCTGGGGTATACCCGTTGTTTACAAATTTACCCATATACTTCTCTAAATTATTAAACTGCAAACTCATAGCCTCCAAAACTCTCATCCCAGACAAAGTAGCTTCTAAATCAAACCCCCCATCCCAAAACCTTACAGGATTAATGTTTTCAGCCCCACCGTTATAATTGTAATTAACACTTAACGTATTAGCAGTTACATAATCGCCTCCCTCATTTATTATTATTGGTTCGATTTCTAATTCTTTTGTAAAGTTATTGTTAGGGTTTTCAGCAGTTAAAAGCTCATCTCTATCATCGCCATCAATGGGTAAAAATATTTTAAGTTTTCTTAAAAAAAATGGTGCAAAAACAACTCTACCTCCTTTGCTGATGACATTGAATGTTACCGTAATTTGGCATTCTTCCATATCATAAGGAATTATAACCGTAGTATCTGTTATTGTAGCTCGTTTATTAACCCCCCCAATCTTAGTAATATACCTTTTATAGTTTCTTATTGAAGTAACAGAGCTATCACCCCAATAAGGCGGGATATACGTTCCATTATGAACTCCTCCAGCAAAATATTTGTCATCAGATAAATCAACAATATCTATAATTATTTCAAGATTGTATGACCAAATAGTAGGCGGGAAAGTCAAACCAATTAAGTACTCAATATCATACTGCACACTTATTTTTTTGCCTTGGGTTAAATCGCCTTGAATTTTGCCTATATTGTATGAGTAAACTGGAGCGCCAGAAATTGACTTTGTTCTACTGTCTTGTTTTTTTGTGTCGCCATTAGAGTCTAAGTAAAGCAAAGTTGGCGTCACATTTAACGCAATGTTTTCTCTAGTAGCACTAAACGTCTTTATCTTGGATTTTCTCAATCCATACAAATAACCAAATTTGCCGCCAGTTAAAACTCTTGAATTTGCGTTTATGTGGCTATATGCTGATGCAGTGTATATATTATTGGTTTTTTTGTAAAGCCGAAAACTATAACCACTAGTGTCGTAATTTCTTATTTGTACAAATTGATATAACCCTTGTGCGTGAATAAATTTGCAAGAAAACATTTGCATTATCCCTTCTAGCACTTTGTATGCACTAATAAACTTAGCAGCGTCAGTATCGCTGTCTCTTTCAATTATTACTGAATCTGGTATGTACGTGTAATCTAATGGGCTGTTTCCTGCTGTTACTGAAACTACATCGTTACTTTTAAACTCCAAACTTTCTCTAATATACCCAGCTGAACTACCCCAGTATTCCTTTAACTCTAATATGTTCAATATGTTTTTTACAACGTCTATAATTTTATTAGAAGTTAATGATGTTAAATCCCCAGGGTAATCAATATTTTTAAGTTTATCAATTCCATCTATTGCTTTAAAAGTGTACTCTCTTGGGCTGCTTTCATCATTCCACTCAATTAGATCCCTAACTAAACTGCCAACCCACTCTAATTCATAGCCGCTACCTCCATCTCTATGAATCACTACTTTTAAATCATTATCACTAGCAATTAAATAATTTTCAAAAAACCTATCAAAAAATGCAGTGTCTACAGCGGTTCTATTTTCTTGTACATTTGCATAATTAATAGTAGTTTCTGATGTCATTAATGTAGATAAAACTAAATCATTATTGCCTTCCCACTGTGTGTTTAACCCTATTAACTTAGGGTTAAATGATGGCACAAAACTTTCTGCTACATTTGGGTTATTCCTTAGTAATGTTTGACCACTATATTCAACATCTAACATAGTAACCTCAGTCCTATCTTCTGCCAAGTTATAAAGAAATGAAATTACAAAGTCATAGCCACCACCTATTTCGGTCTGGAATAATGCTTGACCAAGTTGCAAATAATTAGTCCAATCGTATTTTATGTAAAATGTTGTACCACTTCCACCTATTACTGCTGCATTAATACCTTCGTAACTGTCTGAGTACAGTCTGACTCTGTAATCAATATCTTCGTAGCTAGTTAGCTTGCTTTCAAAATATAAACTCATTCTATCTTCTAAATGCTTTTTCTCTTTGTGTTACTATTTGTATATCTCTACCGCTAATTTGGGTGTGCATAGTGTATGAGTCACCGCCCATATTGCCACCTCCTGAATAGTCAGGTGCAGGGGCAGCGGGTGCGGGTGCAGGATCTCCACCTATGCCCGCCTTAGATACATTAGAGAGTGCAGACCCCGCTGCTACTAATGCTATACCTCCTACTATTGCTAGTGCAGGATTCATACTAGCTATAGATGCTTGTATTCCTGCCTGTGCCACTCCTATACCTATCATAGCAGTACCAAACTCTTGCATAAAAGAACCAATCATACCCAAGAATGCTTTACCAAAATCTTGACGTGCTATTTTATCCGATCCTGTTATCATATTGCCCACAAACTCGCCCATTAACGCAGCGGACTGAGTAACCATTTTTTGTAAGCCGTTAGTTAATGCATCACTTATTTCTATCCCTATTTCTTCTGCTTCTGTTACTATATCTGGTAGTGTACTAGTTTCTATTTTTACATTGCTTAAATCTATTCTAATATTTGGATCAAATGCTTTTTTCTCAAACATAGAACTAAGCAAATCTCCTAGGCCTTTTAAACTGGTTGTATCAACTATTGGTTTTACTGGTACCTCTATTTTGCTATCTACAGTATTAGTCTTTAAGTCTACTTTAATATCTACATTATCAATACTAGATAACTGCTTTTCTAAATCTATTATACCGTCTACTGCTTGACCTCCCTTTTCTTGTAGCTTTGCTATTTCATCAGCTAGTAAGTCTATGTTTTTCTGTATGGTCTTAACTCTTGCAAGTTCTACATCTACAAACTCGCCCTGTCTGCCAGGAGCTTGAAGGCTTGACATCACAATAGCCATAGCCGCCTTTTTCTTTTCTATAAGTTGCTTTTTGCGTTCTAAGTTGTTTTTTATAAATTCGTTTGTTTCCGCTACTAATGCTCTAGTATTAAGTAAAGATAATTTTATTTCTTCTTTTGATGCCTTAATACCTAACCCTTTTAGCCTACTAATATTTTCTACTTCTACACTTAGATTATCATAAGCCTTTGACATTAAATTTACGGCAGTTTTCACCCCGTCAAATACTGGCCTACTGTTTTCTAGCATAGATTGAAAACCTCTGTAAGCTGCCACAGCTAATACTACTCCTGCCACTAAAGCGGTTAGCATTAATACAACTGGATTAGCTGCTAAGAATCCCATAGCAACCGTTAAACTTCCTATGACTACAAGTAAAGGTCCAATAGCTGCTACTAGTGCCGCCACCATTACTACAGTCTTTTTAGTTTCTGGGTCTAACTCACTAAATCTTATAGCCAATTCTGCCATAAAATCAGACATTCGAGATACTACAGGTGCTAACATCTCCCCGAAGGATATAGCTAGTCCTTCTGCTGCTGACTTTAGTTTAAATAATGAGCCCTCTAAAGTATCATCCATTATGGCAGCCATAGCCGCAGCCGCACCGCCTGAGTTCTCGTAGGACTTGGTTAGCTCATCTACTTTAGATATGTTTTTTGCTAACGTTAATGCAACCGCAGTGGCTCTCACATCAAAGAACTTCATAGATGTAGCAGCTTTATCACTAGATTCTGATATTTCTTTTATAGCCTCTTCAAAATCAAAGCCGTCCTCCTTAGCTGCTAAAAACATATTTCTAAGCATAGTACCCGATGTACTTGCATCTATGTTAGAATTAGCTAAAACACTTAATTGAGCCGTAGTAGTTTCTATGCTCATACCAAGTGCCTCCGCAAGTGCTGCCACCTTTGGCATTCCTACACTAAACTTTTCAAGGTCTAATGCTGAACTACTAAACGACTTAGCCATTACATCAGTGACTCTACCTAATTGATCCGCCTCTAATGCAAACCCTCTTAAAGTACCACCCGCTATAGCTGCACTTGATGCTAAATCTTCACCCGTTGCCAGTGCCAAATCTAGTGTGGCCGCTGTTACCTTCTGTATTTCTGAGGAGCTAAAACCTAATTTTGCAAAGTTTAATTGTAAATCTGCTACTTCACTAGATGTAAACCTAGTGCTTATACCTAAGTCTTTTGCAAGTTTTGTGAGATTATCAAACTCTTTCCCTGTTGCTCCACTGACTGCTTGCACTTTCGCCATCGATTGCTCAAAGTCTGCAAACACTTTTACTGCAAGCCCGCCCATCGCTACTATTGGTGCAGTTATAGACATAGACATAGATTTGCCTATACTTTGCATCTGCTTACCTGTCTTTTTTAAAGACCGTGAGATATTCTCGCTAGACGTACTAAACGCCTTTAGGTCAAATCCTAACTTTATAAATAGACTTCTACTCATTGAACCATCTAGGCTTTAATTCTTTCATTGCTTGTAATTTCTCTTTAGTCCAAGTTGTTTTACTTATAATATCCTCCCAAGGAAACCGCATTAGATCCGTGGGCTTTTTTAGTTTCTTGTCTCCTGCTGACTTTAATGTCACAAATGAGACGTATCTTGATGTTTCCCAGCTCACTCTACTGCGTAAATTCTCATTCTTCCAGTAGCCTAAGTAGGCTATCCATAAGTCACTCATAGCCCAATCATCTATATTAATTGGGCTTATATGAATGTTTCCGTAAGCAAATCCTAGTATGAATATGAAAGGATCGCTGTCTACTTTTTTGCCTCTGCTGACAACGCTTTAAAGGCGTTTATTTCTGCCATTATATCCTCCGCAGCTGTAGGAAATTGGTCTACCCAATCCTCTAGGTCTGCATCGGTTAATTTGCCTTTATCTCTAATACTATCTTTGTAAAGTTGCACTATTGAGTCAAAGGTAAATTTACCATCTTGCAAGTCTTTAATACCTACACTAGATAGGAGATTCTGAAAAGCTCTGTTACCTGCCTTTACTGTGTACTTTTTTTTGTTTATTTCTATTATCATAATTATTTAAATAAAAGGGGTAGCATAACTACCCCAGTGTTTTAGTTTAAGATATTGTAGTTTTTGATAATGCTCCTGTGCCTTCTAGAGATACTGAGAAAGTTACACTCTCTTCCATACCATCTGTACGGTCTAATGAAGTAATGTAAGCATCTCCACTGTACTCTATATCTCCTGCATTAGCATCACTATAAGTGATAGTTAATTTATTACGTGCTTTCCACGCATCCCATAAATCTTCATAGCCATAACTCGCATCTTCTGCGAATAGACCTTCTCCACTTATTGACCAAGAAGTTTGACCCTCTAATGATTCTTTTGCTCCACCACTACCTTTAGAACTTGCATCTCGTGTAGAGTGAGATACCGATATTCCATTAGATGTCAAGTGAGCAATGACAGTACCACTTACCTCTATTTTGGCGAGTGTTCCGTTTAATATTCCTACTGTTTGTGCCATTGTTTTATTTTTTTAATTAGTTCAAATTACTTACCTTTTTTATTTTTATTAGGTAAACTTTGTTTTTCAATTTCTGGTGTTTCTGCATTATCAAAAGAGGACTGCATAGCATTTTCTACTATTTCTTCTTTGGTCTCTCCGTCTAATTGTATAGCTACACCTTTACTTATTAGCTCTTCTCCTAGCCACGTTCTCACTCTTAGCTGCATACCTTTAGGCAGTACCTTTGTGTGTATTGCGTGATTCTTTGTTAGTTCTACTCTCATTTTATAAATGGTATTTGTTTTGTTTTTTTAACTATGTATTTTCTTAGTTGCTCGCTTGCTGTTACGCTTAAAGCTGGTAGTACTTGGTCTGCTGCTTTTTTTACAAAGTCATCCCCTTGGATGTATTTAGTTCCGTATAACACCATATGAGCATACCAACCGTCATTAGTTTTTTTCTTTCCTCTAGTGGGACCCACTGCTACATTAGGGTACATTTTCGACCTTCCTGTTTGTATTTTAAATGACTTTTTTAGATTTTCATCAAAAGCATAATCCTTTCTTTCGTATAATTTGCCCCTAACGTTTATTAAACCGTCCCCAGTAGGAACTTTACTTTGTATAACTTTTAGTAATGGCTTTGCTTGACGTCTTAGAATTTTTAGCAACTCTCTACGCTTTATTTTGTCGTTTGATATATTAGTGATTTGACCAATCAACTCCTCCATCCCCTCAATTTTTATCCTTTGTGCAGCCATTAGTTTTTTCTTTCTGCTGTAATCCATAGACCTTCACGGCCTAATTCTTGGATTTCTAAAATGTCGTAATAAATTCCATTGTAGACTATTCTCATAGTTTCATCTATACCATCAAAAAATCGTATTTTAAATTTAACTTTATTTGTAGCCGTTTCTTTTTGACCCTCTTCTCGCTCATTGCCTCCTGCTTTTTGCACGTGTGCAAATGCTGCGTGAAAATTAGAATACGTAGCCACCTTCTCTCCTTGGGCATTAGCTAGGTAAGTCCACGACTCTATGTCTATACGTCTGTCAAGTTTGCCTATGTTCATCATATTGCAGCCCGTCTACTTATTAAACTAATCTGATACTGTGTGTTTCTACTAAGGACTGAGTAACTGCCTTGTACTTCTGTTTGTCTACCCTCGTATAAATCACCTACAATTAACCGCAAACATTGCTTTACGTTTTCGGGTGCTGCTGAATACCCACTCACCACATTTACTGTGACGGGGTTTACTCTATCATAAAGTGCGGGCATTTCTACAGGGCATATAACCACGGGAAACCCTCCATCATAAACTTTGTAATCACTAGCCGCCAATGTTTGCACATCATCATTAGCATCATAATAGGTTATAATTACGCTAGTAAATGGCTCTAAATTAAAGTCGAACTCTTCCCAAGATTGATACACTTGCTTAAATGCCATTGGACTCGCTATGATGTTAGCCTCTTTGTATAGCATCAACTGAGCTGCATCTATGTACTCACCAATCAATGTATCGAAGGAGCTATCTAATATATTTAGATGCCTTTTAGCCTCATCTAAACTAAGGGCTTTAGCTGATGGATATGTTACTACTTGCCACATTTTTCTACTAGTCCATCTTTTATAAGGTCATTTGCTAAGCCAGTTTTTAATTCAAACTCATCACCTTCCACATACGCATAGCCTATTTTAATTAAGTTGCTTAATGCTTTGACTTTTATACTTATTGCAGTATCCTTGATTTCTTTTTTTTTATTTGTCATTGTAAAATTTCTTTAAATAAAAAGGGGTAGGCATAACCCACCCCTATAATTATGAATAAACAACCCCTACTATTATGTAGTGATATCTAATACGGCTGAGAATGATTCTGGCTTCAATACTAAAACATCGAAGTAACCATTTGCCACTACTCTTGTAGTAGCTTTAGTACCTTGCGTGTATTTGTCTACAAGCAAATCTAAACCGCCCCATTGACCAATTTTGAGATCGTTAAAGTTCCCGTAAATTAGTGGTGAACACGTAGTAGATGTACCCTTTGTGAGGTTAGCTGGTACGTGCTGACTAACTCCTAGTCCATATCCGTTAAGTAATGAAGTAGCCTCATCAAGTATGTATCCTGATACACCACTAGCTTTAAGAATAGACTGCATAGCTCCTCGAACTTGTGCGTTTGTAAGGTAGTTCAAATCCCCTAATTCTGCGTTATCTTGTGCTACTTCTGTAAGTAAATTTACAACTGCTGCCCAAGTTATTGGACCACCATCAGTGCCTAATGGCACGTTACCAATCCCAGCTGTTGCTAGTATTCCTGTAGGTTGATTACTAGAACCTGTGCCAATAATTGCAGCTCCTTCAAGGTCTACTAACATACTAGCCGCCAATTCTCGTGTGATGTAAGCATCTATGCTAGCATTTGACTGTAATATTAGCTGATTAGACAAATCAACATAAGAACCTAGTCTTTTAGGTGTCATTGTCTTAGCAGCTACTGTAGGGGATTTAGCATCACTAGTCTCCGTTTCTGTAAGCCAACCACTCGTAATAGCGTTATCTCTAATTGGAAAACTAAAGTTAGAACTAAGTCCAGTCATAAAGTCCGCACCCATATCTCTTAGAGTAGATTTATTATATATGTAATCCACTATAGTTTCTATTTGCTCTGGTACTGTAAAGCCTCCAGCAGTAGTTGTGCCTGCGTTCATATTACGCTTTGTTTTCCCTGAGATCATAGCGGGGATGCCATAACCTTCAATCGCTCTACCATTGGATCTTGATTCAGCTACTGCCTCCTCGTGCATCTCCTTATTAATACCTGTTAGCTTATCTTCTCTAGCCTCTAAAATATAGTTAGACATTGAGAAAGCTCTTTTTGTTTTGCCTTCTTCTTTCCCTTCCTTAGATGCTCCACCTGCTGCATTCGCTAAATCAAGTTTTCTTTTCTCACCTGCGGCTCCTTCGATTCGCATAGTTTCCATAGTCAACTCTCTTTTTTCATCTGCTTTAAGGTTTACAATTTCTTTTTCTATCCCTTCAAACTTAGTTTGAAAAGCACTTCGAGTTTCGTCAGTTAGGCTTTTGCCTTCTGCGTCATTCAAAGCTGTAAGAGATGCAATCTTAGCATCAATCTCACTTTTTATTTCTGCTGATTTGTTCATTTTGTGTTTTTTTTTATTAGTACAAACTTTTATAAATTCTACCTTATTTTAGGTAAACTTTGTTTTTAAAATCTTTATGCGTCTTGCTACTGTCTCATATCCATCACTCTCATTTGAATTAGGCTTATTAGATGTATGACTTCTTTGTGCTGCTGTAGTATCTGGATATGCTGGTACGGTTACGGGTCCCAACTCAAATAATTCGTCTACTTGGGTTATCTCTCGCTCATCTATTCCCCCCCCATCTCTATACGTCCACTTCTGATCTCTCACTGTAAACAGAAAACTAGAACCTTTTACATTCCCGTTTCGTACGTTTTCTAGTAAATCGTTACCGTAGCTAGTGTTTGGAGATTCAAATGAGTATTTTAGTCCTACATCGTCAATCGTTAAAGACAAAGAACCGCTATCAGAACGAGCTAATACATTATCAAAGTTGTGATTAAAAGTGGCTATTACCCCGCTCATATCTACCCCGTCAAATGCTGCACGACCTATAGTCTCAGTAAACCCGAAGGACTTACCACCTAGTACGATGCTAGCTTTATCAAATACTACAGCGTAACCGCTTATAGTTCTTGTTTCTGTTTCACCTTCACGATTTTCTATCTCTATAGAACCTGTGATATATCGTTTTTCTTTATTTTCCATTATGTTATTTCTTTTATTGCGGCCTTATCTGTTAATTTTTTATAGTAAGCATCTGATTGAGATATAGGTATCATATTTAAAGGCACCATTACTTCATCACCTCCATCTATACCGTCCATATCTTCTAAGGCTCTCACCTCGTTAATAGTCATTACAGATGTAGACATCATTATACGGTAGAACTCTGCACGCGTTTTACTGTCTCCACGCATTAATGAGTTCACATTGAACTTAAAGTATCCCTCTTCTTCTCTTGGCGTGAGTAGCTTATTATAGTATTCTTGCTCTAGTTTGCCCACCCAAGGCATAAGGCAATTTGTAACAAAGTCTATTTTTAGCTGTTCTATATTTGAGTGTGTAGCCCTTTCTAATTGGTTAATCATTGGAGCAGGAACGCCAAACATTGTGGCTATCTCGTTACTACTGAAATTATTTGATTCTATAAACTGGGCATCTTTGGGCGGCATACCGATAGGCTTGTAGCTCATACCTGCATCTATTATAGGCGTGCTACTTGTAGCATTTACACCTGAATACTTTTTCTGGAATAGTTTACCTACGTTATTTTTTGTAGTCTCATCTAGTTTGCCTGGCATTTCTATTATGCCGTCTATTTTAGTACCCTTTGCGTAAAAGTTTATGTTTTCTTTTTGACTTGCCAATGCTAGACCTAAAGTCTGTCTGTGAGCATCCATAGCACTCATACCGTGTGCTAATTCTACTCCAAAGCCTCGTAGATGTATCATATCGCCCGAGCTTATTGGCATATCCATTCCTTCTACTTGATAGAATATTTCATCATCATAAATAAATGGTTCTACATTCTCATAAAGTAAGGGTGTTAATTCTATTTTGCCACCACTTCTATCTATTAAAGCGAACCCGTCTCCTTCCATTAAAGCAGATCCTATTAGTAGCTCATTGTATGTATAGGCTGTTATGTTCTTACGTGGCTTGCGTAGTGCCTTTATTGCTGGGATTGCCTTTGTAGTAGTTCTACTCCCGCCTGTGTAATACCTTATTGGCATACTTGCAATAGACTGAGTGATGAGATTCACGCATCTCCAATATGCTGCAATCCCTAAAGCTGAATCCTGAGTAACTGAAACGGGTACGGCATCAAAACTTAGTAATTCTGAGAACCATCCTTTAGTCCCGTACTTTAAATACTGATTATTGCCACTAGTAGATACTGACCTTTTTTTTATCTCTAAACCAAAAATATTCATACGTGTTAAGTACAAATATTAATTAATGGCTTATAGTATTAGGTAAACTTTGTTTTTAAAATTGAGGCACAAAAAAAGGCCTCAGTTTACAAGCTGATGACCTTTTTTGAATGAATAACAACTATTGTATTTTACACTACAAATGTAATGTTTGTTTTTTAAAAGGTAGTGGCAAAAGTTTTTGACGACGCTACCACTACCTACATTTTAACATATAAATCACCTATGCGGCAAACTTATACCACAAAGATAAACTTTTAACTACTTCTTATTCTTCTTTAACATTTCTTTATACCGCTTATTCTTTGATATGTGGTAGCTCTCATAGCTATTATATCTCTGGTAGTTAGGAAAGAATAGATTAACCCTATCCTGTGCAGCGTAAAATGCTTTTCTTTGTCCTACTCCTTGGCTAATTAACTTGTAGTACATCTTATCAAAGCCCTCGTTTGGGTTATTAATAGCATCATAAACGTCTTGTGGTATCTTCATAAATTTAAATCTGGGTTTGAATAATAACTTGTTACTTTTTTTTCGGGTTCATTTAACCATAAAGCGTAGGCCATTATATTTGTAATAATACCATCTACCTTTTTCTCTGGTCTGTTTTTTTCTTTTTGAATCTTCGCAGCTGTGCCTCCTATGCCCGTTACTATTGTGGCGTTGCCTGCCATCCATCTTAGTACTGGGTTTCCAAAGTGGTTGAACTTCTTTGACTCGATTCTTTTCTGTAGCTCTAAAGTTGGTGCGGTCATTTGCTCAAAGTTTTGCTTAAAATTAATACACTCTAACCCTATCTCTTGGAACTTAGGCACTAGGTGGTGACTTCTATAATTATCATAGGCCATCATAGTAATCTTATATTTTGCTGCAAGTCCTTCTATTACTAGCAAAACTTCGTCATCGTCTATGGTATTGCCGTTTGTTTCTATGATATAACCCTGCTTTACCCACTCAGTATACTGTATGTTATTCTTATCTGCTGAATTATCCGCCTTATCTTCGGGCAAAAAG